GGGTATGTTATGGGTGGTGCTACTATGGCATACGAAACATTCACAATGACACAGGACAGAGGACGTAAATTCCAGCTTGACGCAATGGATATTGACGAAACTGGTTTTGTGACAACTGCCGCTGCGGTTATGGGAGAATTTCAGAGAGTGCATGTGGTACCTGAGATTGATGCATACCGTATTTCTAAGTTGGCATCTACTGCGGCCACTGCAAAAAAAGCAGGTATGGTGACTTATGGGTATACACCGGGAGCGGCGAACACATCTGCCCTCAGAAAAGCAAAAGAAGGTATCAAGGCTGTTCGTGATTGCGGATACAATGGTCCGCTCGTTATTATGGCAACCTCTGATTTCATTACTGAATTGGAACTGGAACTCGCTGGTAAGATTACAGCAATGACATTTTCTCAGGGTGGAATCAATACGCAGGTACCATCTATTGACGGTGTACCATTTATTTCTGTACCGTCAAACAGAATGTATTCTGCAATTACCCTGTATGACGGTAAAACAAAAGGTCAGGAAGCAGGTGGTTATATCAAAGGCACTACTGCAAAAGACATCAACTTTATCGTTACTGCAAGAACTACACCGATTGCGGTAACAAAACAGGACAAAATGAAAATCTTTACACCGGATCAGAACCAGGATGCAGATGCTTGGAAGATGAATTATCGTAGACATCATGATCTGTGGGTGCTTGAAAACAAGATTGATTCTGTATTTGTATCAATCAAAGACGCTGAGTGAGGGGATGTAAATGATTCTGATTAAGGAAAATGTTGAAAGAATCATTGATGATGATTCACAGGGAATTATTGACCAGCTGTTATTAGATGGCTGGTCAAAAGTCCCTGTTGTAACTGATCCCAAACCAAAAAGAAAAGGAAAAACAGAAAATGGGGTGAATGCGGATGGTAAGACCGTCTGATGTGCGTATTGTAGAGAAGTTGACAGGTGAACAGGATGAAGAACTGATTGCTGTTCTTCTTGATGATGCAGAATCTTTCGTATTGGCTTATACAATGCGTACAAAAATCATACAGCCACTTGAAAAGCCTGTTCGTGATCTTGCCGTGATTGCTCTAAATCGTATGGGGACAGAGGGTGAAAACAGTAGGTCAGAGGGTGGAGAAACCTATAACTTCAATGACGCACCGAAGCAGATTTTTGACACCCTTAATCGTTATCGTATTTGCCGGGTAGGTGGTAAGGTTTATGAGAATAAAAAGAAGTAGACTAAACACATTTTATCTGAAAAAGAGAATCTCAAAGAAAGATAAAGAGGGGTGTTCAACAGAAGAATGGGGAACAGGAGTCCCCTTTTTAGGGGAACAGTGGCCTGCATCTGGTAAAGTGCAGGTTCAGCAATATGGAGATAGACTGAACTATATACTGAACCTAAAACTTGATGGTGCATATCAGATTATAAGGGAAAAACAGGGTGCTTCTTTTGATTTCGGTAATGATTTGGTTTTCAGAGAACAGGATGGAATCTGTATTTTTGCTGATGAAGAATCTGATCCAGATTACCGGATCATTGCAATTAAACCTTACCGACAACTAAAGATGGAGTTGGAGAAGATATGAGTGATGATCTGATGCAGAAATTTTCAGGACTTGTTGATATGGCTGAAGGCGGTTTACAGTCAAAAGTACACGAACAGGCTTTACGCATTCAGGCACAAGCTAAAGAATTATGTCCTGTCCGAAGGTATGGTTCCGGGGGTGGATCATTAAGACAGTCAATCCATGTTAGTACAGAACGACAGGAAGACTTGATTCACAGTGAGATATATACCAATTCAGAGTATGCACCTTATGTTGAGTTTGGCACTGGCCCCACAGGACAAGCGCATCACAACGGTATATCCCCGGACGTTGACCCTGTATATTCCCAGTCGGGTTGGATGATACCAGCTGACACAATGTCACCAGATGATGCTGAACAGTATGGTTTTGGTATCGCAAAAGGGAAAGACGGCGAAGTCATTGGATATTATACAAAAGGTCAGGTTGCGCAGCCTTTCATGTATCCTGCTTTTGCAGAATTGAGGGATGACGTAACACAGGAAATTAAAGCAGCACTCGAAAAAGATTTGAAAAAGGTGACAAGATGAAAAATGTAAAAGATCAGGTATATGCAGCACTTCTCACCGTTACTGAGAATGTGTCAGACACATATCCGAAAGACTGGGCGAATTTCCCAACTATTCAATATGTAGAAGAAAATAACAGCGTGTGGGAACGTACTGACAACGCTGAACAGAAGGCCAAGGTGTCATATAAAATTGATATATGGCACAATCAGAGCACATCTGATACAGCCCTTGCAGTTGATGTTGCTGTTTCTGCTTTAGGTCTGGTGAGAACCTATTGCGGTGATGCACCAGATCCAAGCGGATTGAAACATAAAGTAATGCGCTATGAAGGAATCATTGATATGAGTTCTGACATAGTGTACTGGAATTAAGAAAGAGGTGAAGATAAATGTTAGCAAATGGAGCAAAACTGGGCTGTTCTAAAACTGCCCCTTCCGGAAGCTCAACAAATTATACAGACCTTCCGGGTTTAAAAGAAATTCCGGATATTGGATCAGATCCGGAAAAGGTGGACAATACGGTCCTGACTGATCCACATAAGAAGTATGAAAAAGGTATCGGTGATCTGCCTGAAATGACATATAAATTCAAATATGATAATTCAAAAGCGGATTGTCCATATCGTATGTTAAGACAGGCAGATAAAGATGGAACGACACTGTATTTTCGTGAAACTGATGCCGATAAAAGCACAATTGATTTTGCTGCTCAGGTATCTGTTAAGCGTACAGGTGGCGGTGTCAATGGTGCTATCGAATTTGAAGTGACCATGATGGTACAGTCAGATATTACTTATACAGACCCGGCATAATACCGGGTCTTTTATTAAGAAAATTCAGGAGGATATAACATGGGCGGTTTAGATGAAGAAGTAAAAAATCAGGAAGAAGAAACAAAAATTGTAGATTTGGATGAAGAAAAAAAGAAAAGAAAGCCTTTTCATTATTGGACAGTAGGTGGCAGAGATTACCGTCTGAAACTTAAAGCGTCCAATATTGAAAAGCTGGAAAATAAATATAAATGTAACGTCATGCATCTGGTGGATGATATGCCGGCATTATCTGTAATGCTTACTATCATCCAGGCGGCAATGCTTCCGTGGGAACATGGGGTTAAGTATGATGATATTCTGAACCTGTTTGACAAATATGTTGAAGAGGGTGGAAGCCAGATTGATCTGTACAAAAATGTTGTGATTCCGACTCTGGCGGTATCTGGTTTTTTTACGCCGAAGATGGCAGCGGAAATTCTGGAAGCAACAGACGAAGAATTGTAACAACTACAAGCGAATATTTGTGGGCGATTTACCCGGATGCATTAGATTGTGGAATACGGCCTGAATTATTTTGGGATTCCACTTTAAATGAGATCATGGATATGATGGAGAGTTATGTCAGATGCAGAGTAAGAGATAGGAAACAGCAGATCAGTGATAACTTTATTCTGTCAAAGGCTCTGGCACTGAACCTTTCAACCTTGTTCAATGAAAAGGCTGAACTTTGTAATCCATGGGATTTTTACCCACAAACATTCAAAGAAGATAAAGAAAATTATGAACATCAGAAGCTGGAAGCAGAACTTGCCGGTTATAGGGACAAGCGCAGACGGTGGGCTGATGAATTTAACAGACGAAGGCAGCAGGGAATGTAACCCTGCTTATTTTATTGTCGGGAAGGGGGTGAAAATGTATGGGTGATACACTTGCAAAGCTGAAAGTCATTCTGGAAGCATCCACAGCTTCTTACAAGAAAGAGATGGAAAAAGCCCAGAAAGTGACTAAAAATGTCAGTGATTCTGTTAAGTCTGAAACATCAAAAGTCAAACAGGCTATGAAAATGAATGATGCAACAGAGTCAGTGAAAAAGCAGGTTTCTGTGTTCCAGAAAATGAAACAGGCGATTACTAAATATCAGGTGAAGGCCGGAATAAAAGTGCCTACACAGGATTTTCAGGAATTGCAGTCTGGTATGAAAAAGGCAGAAGGTACGCTTAGTTCTTTAATTGCAAAACAGGAAAAGTACGAAGCAATTGGTGTGAAAAAGAACAGTTCAGCGTGGAAGTCATTACAGTATGACATTCAGGGAGCCAAAAATGAGATTGAAGGGTACAAAAATGAAATGGCTGAAATGCAGTCAAACGGTACTGCATTTACAAGGGGCTATTCTATACCGAAAGAAATCTTTAAAGGAATTGGTAAAGGTGCGTTAGGCCTTGGAAATTTGGGACTGAGTGCTGCTCAAAAGGGCTGGGGTGGTTTGAAAAAAATTATTAGTGGTACAGCGTCTGCATTGACGAAGGTAACTACAGTTATTAAAAGAACATCTGGTGCATTCGCCGCACTCATACAGAAGTTTACAAGCGGTATTCCTATTTTACGAAGGTTCACAGGTGCAACAAAATCAGCATCTGGTGGACTGGGCGGTGGATTAAAAAACATTCTCAAATATGCATTCGGTATCAGGTCACTTTTTGTTTTGGTGAACAAGCTGAGAAGTGCGTTAGTAGATGGATTCAAAAACCTGGCACAGTACAGTGGTGAGACAAATAACAGTATTTCAATGCTGATGTCTTCCCTGACGCAGTTAAAAAATGCTTTTGCGGCGGCATTTGCACCGATATTGAATGTGGTAGCACCAATACTGAATAGTCTCATACAGAAGATCATTTCAGTGGTGAACACATTTGGTCAGTTGACGAGTGCATTAACAGGAAAAGGCACTTATATCACTGCAAAAAAGGTTCAGCAGGACTATGCAAAGAGTCTGAATAATAATGCATCATCTGCAAAAAATGCGCAGAAGGCAAACAAAGACCTGCAACGTACCATCCTTGGATTTGACCAGATCAACAAAATGGACGACAACAGCAGCTCTGATGATAGCGGTAATAATGGAGCCGATACATCAGGTGGCTTATCACCATCTGATATGTTTGAGACAAAAGAAATTCCGTCAAAAATCAAAGGACTGGCCGACTTGATCAAACAGGCATGGAAAGAAGCTGATTTCACAAAGATAGGTGAGATGGTCGGTGAAAAACTGAATGCCGCATTGCAGAGTATTCCGTGGGATAAGATCAAGAACACCTGTAACAAGATTGCAAAGAGTGTTGCCACTTTCCTGAATGGTTTCCTTGAAACTGTCGATTGGAAACTGGTTGGTAATACCCTTGCACAGGGTATCAATACCGCTTTTGGCATGGCAGATACATTTGCCAGAAATTTCCACTGGGACAGCCTTGGTAAGGCAATTGGCAATGGTATCAATGGTGCTTTGGGCGGTCTGGACTGGAATCTCATCAGGGGAACAGTTCGGAACATATCAAAAGGTATCACTGATACACTGAACAGTTTCATCCAGACAACCAACTGGGGGCTGGTAGGCAGGTCATTCGGTAATGGTATTAATACCATTATAGACTTCTTTCATACCGCAGTCAGCAATTTCAACTGGATCAGTGCTGGTACCTCGCTTGCAACTGCCATAAACAATGCAGTTAATACGATTGATTTCGTTGGCATAGGGCAGACTTTTTCAACTGGAATTAAAGGAATTCTTGATTTTGGTATATCTGCGATTGAGAACGTTGACTGGTGGACATTAGGTGAAAAAGTCAGAGATGGTCTTGCTTCAGTTGACTGGAACGGCATAGCTGACAGATTATTTGAATTACTGGGCGCAGCATTTGCAGGGCTATCTGCATTTTTCGGTGGACTTATTTCTGATGCTGTTACAGGAGCAAAGAAATATTTCCAGAAGAAAATTGAAGAATGTGGTGGCAATATTCCGTTAGGTATTCTGAAAGGGATAAAAGATGGAATAATTGGCATTGGTGGATGGATAAAAGAACATATCTTTACACCATTTATAAAAGGGTTTAAAAATGCCTTTGGTATTCACTCACCATCAACTGTCATGGCAGAGCAGGGTACTTATATTATCAGTGGTCTGCTTAAAGGTCTGAAAGATAATTTACAGTCACTTTTATCCTGGGTAGAAAAACTTCCAGGATGGATTAAGGACAAGCTGGGAAATGCGAAAGAATGGCTGAAAGAAAAAGGCAAAAATGCCTTGGAAGGACTAAAAACCGGATGGGAGTCTGTAAAGGAAAGCACTGTTGGACAGACAGCATCTAAGATTGGAAGTTATATCAAGACTAAAGCAGGTGATGCAAAATCCTGGATTAAATCAAAAGGTTCAGATGCTATTACTGGTTTAAAGACTGGCTGGGAATCTGTAAAAGAAAGCGGATTTTTGAGGTATGTTGGAAAGATTAAGGATGAAGTATTTACCAAGATTGGAAATCTGAAAGAAAAAGTAACATCAAAAGGAAAAGATATCGTGGGAGGTTTAAAAGGAGGTTTTAATGGTAACTGGAGTACATTTACTACGATTTTAAGTAATCTTCCAAACAAAATTTCGTCTGCAATTCCAAACCTATTTAATGTAGGCCGAAATGCAATACAGAATTTTGCAAAAGGATTCTCAAATTTCCATATCCCTATGCCGCATATCGGTTGGGACTGGTCTGGTGGATCCATTAACATTGGTAATTTTTCATTCTCACTTCCACGTTTCAATTTACAATGGTATGCGAAAGGTGGTTTCCCGGAAGCGGGACAGTTGTTCGTGGCCAATGAAGCAGGACCTGAGATGGTCGGTAAAATGGGAAGTCGAAACGCAGTAGCCAATAACAACCAGATCGTTGAAGGAATCAAGAATGGTGTATTTGAAGCTGTACTTGATGCATTCAATGCCAGCGGAATCCTTGACAAGGATGATGCTGAAAAAGATGTTACCCTTGAATTTACACTGAAAGCCGACAGCGAAACATTGTACAAGGTAGTTCGCAAAGGTAAAAAGAAATATGATTACCGTTTTGCGGTAACTGAGACAATTTGACGGGAGGTGTCACATGGACAACATTGTAATTAAAGTGGGCGGTGTGACACTGCCTAAAGAAGTGTCAAAGTTTAAATGGAAAAAGTCAGATGTTTCTGCAAAGAATGCAGGAAGAACACAGGATGTTAAGATGCATAAGAATAGGATCGCAAAGAAGCGCACCTTGAGCCTTGGCTGGGTAAATCTGACAAAGACCCAGATCACGGCAATCCTTCAGGCGTTTGATCCTGAGTATGTGATGGTTACATACTGGGATCCTTTGGAAGGGCGGGATGTGACAAGGGAGTTTTATACCGGTGACATGGAAGCAGACGTGAAATGGTGGGCAAAAGGTCATGAGCGTTATTCCACACTTGATTTTGACGTGATTGAGAGGTAATGACCATGATTAATGTATCAGCCGCATTCAAGGCGGCATTGGAAGATGATAACAGAAATTTTTCAGGATCCTGTACAATTACATTAGCGTCCGGTAAGGCAATACCTATTAATGATAGTCAACTGTGGGAAAATGGATTTGTGGTTGATGATTCTACATCCAATACAAACGGTTTTGATATAGGTTCAGCAATCGTCCAGAAGTTCACTTTAAGACTGAACAATATGTATGATGATTTTACAGATTATGATTTTACAAATGCTGTGATTTCAGATGTAAAAGTATCATTAGACTTAGACGGTAAAACAGAATCAGTTAATAAGGGCGTTTTTACAGTAGATGATCCGAGCTACGACGGTGATATCATCACGCTTGAATGCCTGGATAACATGCATAAATTTGATGTGAGTTATGAAAAAAGCAATCTTACTTATCCAGCTACACTTTTGCAGATTATACAGGATGCATGTAGATGTTGCGGTGTGACTTTGGCAACTGATTCTTTACAGTTTGAACATTATGACTATGTTATTTCGGATAAACCTGACGATTCTACAATGACTTTCCGGGATGCCCTGACATGGGTTGGACAGATTTCAGGACATTTCTGGAAATGTAATAAAGATGGACAGCTGACAGCCGGATGGTACAACATGTCAGATCTGACAGCCGGCAAGAATATACATACCTTACAGACTAATGTTGTTGCAGATATAACTGCCGATACAGATGATGTAGTAATCACATGTGTAAGGGTTGTTACAGACGGTGGAGAATCTGGACAGGTAACTTATCAGTCTGGATCGGATGGATATGCTTCTGTCATTGATGGGAATAAATTCATCAACAGTACCAACGCTGCTGAAATAGCGTCTATGATTGGTGAGCGTGTTGTTGGATTGAGGTTCAGACCAATGACTGTCAGTTCATTGCAAGACCCTACGATTGAAGCGGGGGATGGAGCAATAGTATATGACCGTAAATTAAAGTCATATAAGACTTTTTTTACTAATGTTGTATTTTCTATTGATGCAGACAATCAAATGTCAAATAACGCAGAATCGGCACTACGCAATAGTGCCGAAAGATTTTCCGCAGCAACTAAAACATATCAGAAATTAAGAAAACAGCTGCAAAAAAATAAAACAGAGTGGGAAAAAACAGCAGAATATCTGGAAAATGCAATGAAAAATCAGGCAGGACTGTACCCGGTCATTAAGACACTGACAGATGGAACCAAAGTATATTATATGTGTGATCACTCAACCATGGAAGAATCTAAAGTTGTATTTGAATTAAATTCTAAAGGATGGACAGTAAGCACAGATGGCGGCAATACATGGAATGCAGGTCTTCTCGTAGATGGTACTATGATTACGAAAATTCTGAATAGTATCGGAATTAATGCAGACTGGATCAATACCGGAGCATTTACAGTATTAGATTCTGCTGGAAATATTATGTTCAAAGCTGATACAGCAACTGGAAAAGTTGACATTGTAGCAAATTCTTTTCAGCTAGGTGGAAAAACAATTGAAGATGTGGCAGGAGCCGCTGCGGAATCTGCCGCAAAATCTTATGTAGATTCTGCCATGCAGGATAAAACAGGAAACTGGTACGGGAATTACACGCCGACATTATCTAATCAGCCTGCATCTGGTTGGAAAGCAGCTGACTATGAAAAGCACAATGGCGATACATTTATCAATCCATCAACGGGTGATGTATATATTTTTAGCACGGGTACCGCAGGTCTGGAAATCACATTCAATAGTAATTGTAAAACAGAATCTGTTAGTTTCGACTGGGTTGAAATCTATTACGAAGATAATGGAGTGAAGAAAGCCTTACCAAAATTAGGTGGAAGTTTTGGTGGAAAGAAAGTACAGGTGCCGGGCAATGTATTTTGGTTATACTGGCGAACTGATACAAGCAGTTGTTCTTTCTATGGATTTAAGATAGACAGTATTGCATCAATAATGCTGGATAAATCACAAGTAAGCGGCACAATAAAAGCACTGCCTTCATATTCTGTGACTAACGTGTCAGGAAGTACTTATCCAGAATCCCCTAATCATAACAATTATGGCAATAACATCAATATGTTATGGAAATACACTGGTACCGCATCCAGTGCCACAGCACAGTGGAAAAAAGTTGCAAAAGTAGACGTTGAGGAACTCATGAAACAGTTGGATCAGGAAACCATTTTTAACATTCTGACAAATAATGGTGAAGCAAAGGGTATATATCTGAAAGACAAGCAACTATATATATCATTTACTTATGCACAGGGTGGGACACTTAAGTTAGGCGGTAGCAATAATGGAAATGGGGAAATGCAGATCTTAAATTCTTCTAACAAAGTAATTGGTGCATGGAATAATGAAGGATTAACTGCAAAAAATGGAAAGATTGCTGCTTTTACCATTGGTGAATACTCGTTAGAATATGGGAAATCAATTAATAGAGGTCTTTTACATGCTAAAACAGATAGTGCGGTGTATGTAGGAGAAGATGGAATTATTGTTAGTGATGGCGATACATCAACATATGGCCCACATGTAGTACAACTGGTGGATGGAAAGTTATATGCGTCCAGTGGTGCATATTTGTCATGTGGTGATGGAGATAATACGGCACTCACAGCTATGGTCTTATATGATGCTGGTGGCACAGAATTAATGGAAACCGGCGGAAATATGCTTAGTTTTCACAATTATGTAAATTTTGAGTCTGATTGTACCACTACATTTTACAACAAGGTAGTCATGAGAGGTGATCTGGATGTAAGAGGTTCGAAAAGCCGTAGAGTTGACACTAAGAATTATGGTGAAAGACTTCAATACTGCTACGAAACAGCAATGCCCTATTTTGGGGACATGGGGCATGGTACAACTGACGAAAATGGCATCTGTCTGATAGAAATTGATGATATATTCCAAGAAACTGTGGGAACGCAGGAGTATTTAGTATTTATTCAACCGGAAGGCGAGGGAAATCTATATGTAAATAAAACAGAAAAATTTTACAATTATTTTGTTGTACGAGGATCCGCCAATCTTCCATTTTCGTGGGAAGTTAAGTGTATTCAAAAAGAATACGAGTACGAGCGTCTGGAAAAACCAGAAGACAAAGAAATGTTACAGATTGCATCTAATAACGAAAAGAAAACAATAAAAATTCTTAAACAAAGTATGGGACAAGTAATAAAGGAAACGGAGGAATCGTTATGGAACTTAACAGACTTACAGGAATAGCAATAATCACAACAGGTGAAGGTGAAAGAATATCTTTCACCTTTACTACCCTTGACTCAGAGGGAAATATAATCAGCACAAACAACAAAGGTAGTTTTATTGTCATGAGTGATGAACTACAAGAACATATTACAGCAATTAAAAACTATGTAAACACAAATAAACTTTCTAAATAAAGGGGTGTTTAAATAATGCTGATTGCGAATTTTACCAATTATGGTGAAGAAATTACAGTAGACGGACTTTGGCAATATGATTATGGTCAAAGATTACAAATTAATGGACTTAATCTCCCGGATGTATTTGAGGTTCATTTATTCTGGAAGGGATTGGAAGAAGCAAAAGTTGTAACAGGTTATAGCGAGAATAATAAGTTTTATGTTGATATTCCAAACGAGTCACTTAAACAGAGACAAGCTATCACTGTTTATATTTATTTATCAACACCTGAAACAGGAAAAACTGTAAATACCGTGATGATGTTTGTAAATAAACGGCCAGAGCCTGAAGGATTTGAAATTCCCGAAGACATTGATTTATTCCACCACACATTGACCGCTGTTGGGGAATATACAAGGCAAACAAAAGAAGCTGCACATATGGCAGATACCAGAGCAACCGAGTCGGAATCCTGGGCACATGGGCATAAACTTTATCCAGAACGTGATAAAGACAATGCAAAGTATTATGCAGATCAGGCAAAACAGGTTGCCACACAAAATGGTTTCTGTCGTATGGAAATACGGGAAGATGGACATCTATATTTATCCCGTACAGAAAATATTGTACAGAGTTTGGATTTTAAGATAAATGATAAAGGGAGATTGGGGGTTATGATGTCATGATAGAAACAGATTTAGGGTGTGTGACTGCCTATGCTGATGCAGTAGCACAGGGTTACACAGGAACTCGTGAAGAATTTGGTCAGGTGCTGGCTAATTTTGCAGATTCTGCAACACAGGTTGCGGCAGACAGGACAGCGGTAGAAGCTGCAAAGGCATCCGTAGAAGAAATGCAGTCAGATGTAACACAGAAACAGGAGACTGTGGCATCTAACATGAATACAGCTGTCGAAGCCGCTGAAAAAGCAAAACAGTCTGCAAGTAACGCAGAAGCATCAAAACAGGCCGCTGCTAAGTCTGAACAGAACATCAACAATACCGTGACAGCTTTTGATAGTCATGTCGAAGAAAAGAAAAGCGAAGCAGACACAGCAATAAATAAAACGAAAGATGCCGCAGTCAAAGCTGTGACAGATCAGCAGACTGCATCTATTCAGGAAGCAAAAAGTCAGATTGCGTCCTACATTACAGAAAAAGAAAGCGTAGCAGAAGACCAGATTAATAAACATACATCTGATAAGATTACAGAACTGAATAAAGCAGCAAGTACAGCAAAGACTGCATTAGAACAGTCCATATCAAATTCAGAAAAAGCAAAAACAGCTCTGGACGGTAGTATTACCAATTCTGCCACATCCAAAAATAATCTGGATAAGAGTATTGAAACAAGTACCGGCAAAAAATCAGATCTTGATACCAGTATCAAAAATGCTGATACAGCAAAGACTGCATTAGATACTGCCACGACTACTGGAAACAATGCATTGCAGGCATTACAGAGTGAAAATAGTTCAGCCGCATCAAACCTTGAAGAGTTGAGAGGTGAAAACTTTAATTCACAGGAAATTCTGGCAGGGGTTGTTGACCTGAGGGCATATCTTGGACTGTCAGATGATGATATTCTTGGTTTACAGGTAGATTACAGGAATAAAACTTTTAAGAGACTGGCAGGTGCCACTAACCTGACACCCGGCACTGACTTTGACAGATTTTCCATGTATGGTGGCAGACGTAAATGTAATGTTGCTGATGATGGAACTATCAGTGCTTGGTTTGGTGATGAAAGTTATGCGGAAGATGGTTCAAATGGACAGGTTATGGTATATCAGCCTAAGTTCTATTATCTGGTATGCCCGGTCGTATATGATCCAATTGATACAGGTATTGGTTACCATTTGAGAAAAGCAAATTACTATGTATCAGAAAAACCAAGACCAGGTTTCAGACTGCATCCTGCTTTTTATGATGTAAATGGAAATGGGATTGATTATTTCCTGACCAGTGCAGATGAAGGCTCTGTATATGATGTATCTGCATCCGCTTATCTGTTACAGGATGAACAGGTGTTAAATGCGGCAGAAGATAAGTTTTGTAGTATTTCAGGCGCAAGACCTGCATCTGGGTACTCACAGAATCTCACAAGAACATCTGTTGAACAGTTGGCACAGAACAGAGGTGCAAACTGGCATGGCGATCTCATCAAACAGGTGTCTGCTGAACAGCTGCTGATGATTATTGAAATGGGTGTTATGGAATTACAGACACCGATTGGTTTAGGTGTTGTCAATATTCCGTGGGAAACTGGCGATAATAAACCCTGTTCTTATGCCGCAGTAACAGGTAGTACTTCCAGTATTGGAAACGGTACAGGTAGGGCTGCAAAATCAACTGTTTATCCAGGCAATGTTGCAACAGAATATACAGATAACGGTAAAACATCAATTTGTTGGCGTGGAAAAGAAAACTTCTGGGGTAACATATGGAAATTTGTATACGGTGTGAATATTTGGGGTAATGGCAAAATGGCAGGGGGTCAGCCATATATTTGCAAAGACTTCAATTTTGCAGAAAACAAGAATAGTGATAACTATGAAGCTGCTGGTTTCACCGTAGCCGCAAAAGCTGGTTACATCTCTGCAATGGGGTATTCAACAAAATGTGACTGGTTGTTTATGGCTTCTGAATGTCTTGGAAACAGCGCACTTCCTGTTGGTGACTACACCTATATTACTGAGCTTCTGAATGGTTACAGAATTGCTCGATTGGGTGGTGATTGGTATAATGGCGTTACTGCCGGGCCGTTCGATTGGAGTCTGTATGGCGGTGTCGGTAATCGGAGTCGTAATGTCGGGGGTCGCTTGGTATATATCCCAACCAAGGACTCAGATGTTTATCTTGCTGCCATTGCGTCATGGAAGGCTCAAATGGCAGCCGCTTAATAAATAACTAAATAATGGGTTGAAAGAATCGCTGATATTTTTACCTGTATTGATTAACATAAAAATCAATTACTCAATTAGGTAGTAATTGGAATAATGACGTTAATACCAGGCCATTCTATTGGAATCTGAATAACAGTGTCAGTAATCGGAATCGTAATATCAGGGGTCACTTAATATATTTGCATTGTCAGCCGGGTGAGATATCCGGCTGATTTTTAATCCCATTTCTTTCAACCCTGCCACATGGCAAAACAGAAAAATAGGCGGTGCAGACAAGTCAGAAATGATAATACCGCCTTACTTAATTACTAAAGAGGAAATGTCAACCGTATTTACCGGGCATACATTTGATGTATGCTGACTGAAATTCGGAACTGCAATATACCAAAAATGAAACGTTATGACCATCTATTTGAGAAAATTTGTGATATTGAAAATCTGAGAAAAGCACATAAGAACGCAAAGAAAGGAAAAGGGTGGTACAAAGAAGTTCAGGAAATAGATAAAGATCCAGATAAGTATCTGGAGCAGATTCAGGAAATGCTCATCAATCATACTTATAGAACATCTGAGTATGAAGTGTTTTATAAGGATGATGGCAGAAAGAAGAGAAAGATTTATAAGTTGCCTTACTTTCCTGACAGAATTTGTCAGTGGGCTATCTTACAGGTAATTGAACCTTGCATCATCAATAACCTGACTACTGACACATACTCAGCAATACCGGATAGGGGAATACATAAGGCTCTGCATAAAATGCAGGATGCAATGTGGAATCATCCAGAAGAATGTAAGTATTGCTTAAAACTGGATGCACGACATTACTATCAGTCAATCAACCATGATCTTCTGAAAGAAAAATATTCCAGAATGTTCAATGATTCTGAACTGGTATGGTTACTGACTGAAATTATTGATAGCATACAGACCGCAGACATTGAAGATCTGACGGCAATTTATTTACTGGAAGAAGATGTTGATCCTGAAACTGGAATACCGATAGGCAATTATTTATCACAGTATTCAGGAAATTTTTATTTTTCATCATTTGACCATTGGGTAAAGGAACAAAAACATATCAGGTATTACTTTCGGTATATGGACGATATTGTTATTTTTGCAAAGACAAAAGAAGAACTTGTTGAGTTAAGAAAAGAAATTGATGTTTACTTTAGAGATGAACTTAAACTAAACATTAAAGGAAACTGGCAGGTGTTCCCAACATTTATCAGAGGGGTTGACTTTTTAGGGTACCGAACATTTTACAAATACACTTTGTTGAGAAAGACAACCTGTATAGATATGACTAAGAAATTAACTGCATTGCGTGTAAAAGTGGAATCAGGGAACATGATGAACTATTCAGAATGGTGCAGCATAAACAGCTATAAAGGATGGCTTGTATCATGTGATTCCTTTCGGTTGTATCAGAAATATATAGAACCGTTATTACCCTATGCAGATGATTATTATAAATACAATATAAAACCAAAATCTAAGAAAGGACGGAAAGCGGCATGATTGATTATGGAAAACAGAAAAGTACAGTAAAACCAGAAGAAATTGAGATTACAGAGGATATGGTATTTATTGCATCTGGAATCTCAGAAGTTACAGAGGAAGGTACAGATAGTCAGCCAGGATTTACTGGGTATGAGTTTGAGCTTGTCGGATATGACAAAGACGAATATATCAAGTTACAGGCAGAAAAAAATGCAGGTCTTGAAAATGAAATTACACAGGCACAGGTGGCAATGTGTGAAATTTATGAAATGTTAGGGTAAGAAAGAAGGTGTAAGTTATGGCAAAAATTTATGTAGCATTAATTCTTAAAGGTGTCAAAACTCTGGATGATGTGCCAGATAAATTGAAAGAAGCTGTAAAAGCTATTTTACAGGGTGATAACTGATGTTGTTTCAGTTTATCATAAATATTTTATTCAGAAAGGATGTGCAGAATATGGCAATTATCTATGCGACCTTGATTATCAAGGGAAAGAAAACTTTTGCTGATGTCCCTGAGCGTATCAAAGACAAAGTGAAAGAAGTTCTGACTGATCTGGATTGTCCAGAATTAGCAGAGTAATCAGCAGACAAGGAAATTATCACAGGTACATGAACAACCGCTATATGACGTTTATATAATGTCACAGGCGGTTGTTTTTTATGTACAGAAAGGAATCAGAAAGAATGAAAGAAGGACTTTGCACAGGGATTGGTATTGTAGGTAGTTTTATTGCATCTTTATTCGGTGGATGGGATGCAGCTTTAGTAACCTTATTAACATTTATGGTGATTGATTATATCTCAGGTCTGGTTGTTGCTGGTGTATTTCATAACAGTAAAAAAACAGAAAATGGCGCACTGGAAAGCAAAGCAGGATGGAAAGGTTTATGCAGAAAATGTATGACATTGCTTTTTGTACTGATTGCATACCGCCTTGACTTAGCTTTAGGTGTGGGATATATCCGGGATGCTGTGATTATTGGGTTCATGGCAAACGAATTAATCAGTATTGTAGAAAATGCTGGATTGATGGGGTTACCGCTTCCAGCTGTAATCACTAAAGCTGTTGATGTGCTTACGAAGAAAGCAGAAGGGGAAGGGAATAAAGATGGAGATTAAGGGTATTGATGTTTCCAAATGGAACGGAGCTATTGACTGGCCCACCGTAGCAAACTACGGTATGGGCTTCGCTATTCTGCGGATCACAGAAAAAGGTAATGTTATTGACAGTACGTTTGAAGTCAATTATAAAGGCTGTACCGCCAATAGTATTCCTGTCGGTGTTTACAAGTATAGTTATGCAGTCAATGTTTCAGAAATCCAGTATGAAGCAAAAAAAGTAATTGAAGTCCTGAATGGACGGAAGTTAGACTATCCTGTGTTCTTAGATATTGAAGATAAGTGTCAGGAGAATCTGTCAAAATCTCTTATGATGCAGATGATTGACGCATTCAGAGAAATCATCATTAAAGCTGGTTATCAGTTTGGAATTTATTGTGGATATTCCTGGTATCAGTACCAGCTTCCAGATGATGCAAAAAAATATGATTGCTGGTTAGCTGCTTATCCATCACAGGATGATGGAACAATGCAGATCAGATTAAAACCTGCCGCTGGTATTGGCTGGCAGTATTCCAGTAAAACAACCATTCCGGGAATCTCAGGGAAAGTAGACAGAAATGTCTTCTACAAAGACTATACTGCAACAAAAAATGAGGATAAGGGGGGAACGACAATGGATAAAGCTATTGAAAAAGTTATCCTGATCGCAAAAAATGAAGAGGGCTATCTTGAAAAGAAAAGCAATAGTCAGCTTGATAGTAAAACTGCGAATGCAGGATCAGCAAATTATACAAAATATTGGCGTGACATTAAACCAGATTATCAGGGGCAGCCCTGGTGCGCAGTGTTTATTTCCTGGTGTTTCATGAAAGCCTTTGGTCTGGAAAAAGCCAAAAAATTACTGAAACACTGGCCTTATGTGTACTGTCCAACGCTGGGAAATTTGTTTACCCGAAACGCTAACCCGAAAATTGGTGACATTGTTATTTTTTACCATAATGGTACATTTACCCATACAGGACTTGTTACCGCCGTAATTGGTGATCGTTTCTATACGATTGAAGGTAACACAAGTGGAGCATCCGGTATTATCGCAAATGGTGGCGGTGTATGCGCTAAAAGTTACCTTAACAGTCAGATGCCTGGAACTAAGTTCTGTACACCTGATTATAGTATTGTATCTGACACAGCAGTACCTTCAAAATCTGAGAACACATCATCTAATACTACACAGACAGGAGAAAAATATATGTTTGAGCCTAAAACTGTAAAAGCTGGTGACAAGAATACCTCTGTACTTCTGTTACAGGAGATTCTGAAATCACGTGGATTCAAAGGAAAAAATAAAAAGGAACTTGACCTTGACCGGGAAGCAGGGGATAATACTATATATGCTCTGAAACAGTATCAGAAATCAAGAGGTCTGGATGCTGATGGGGTATGTGGATCAGTAACATGGAAAGATCTAATTGCTATTTGATGCGAATATGGTGGCAATGCCACCAATTTGCCACCGACATAGAAATATACGTGAAAGACTTAAAAAGACAAATAAACTGAACGCCTGATAATTACTTATGTTATAGGAGTTTGAAAGCTGTAAAAAGCAATTAAAAGTGAACCATAGATAAACTGTTCATGTGGAGACGGTAGTTCTTTTGTCCCAACAAAAGCCGGATGACACCATAGAGATCGACCTGGACTTGGATGAGCTGGACGCCACGACTGCTGAGACAAAGGGCACCTATGAGGAAATCAAGGCATACGTCTGGGATAAGCACCATTTGAAAGTATCCAGCCTGTATATCTCCCAAGTCAAAATAAAGTGCGGATTAGAGGTTGGTCAGAATTATAACCTGTCCAAATCCGAAAATCCTAAAGTGCCAAAGTGTCCGCCGGAAAAGGAAGCGGTGATTATGGGCGCACTGAAACATTTTCAAATGATTTGATAACAAAAACACGGATGATTTGCCGCTGGGCGATCATCCGTGTTTTGCATTATCTAGACTCTTATACATCCTTGAGCAGATATGCGTTCAACCTGTTTTTTTCATCGATGTAGGATTGATAGATATTTTTGACCCCGGCTTCTTTGGCCATGGAAATAATCAGATTTTTATCTACTGGAGGTGTTCTCAAGCCAATAATGACCCCAGCTGGAACCCACTCTATCATTGCGGGAAGATTCATTTTGCAATTAGCGATCAATCGCCATTCTTCATCATATTTGTGGCATTCCTTTTTAATCAAGCTATTCCGCTCGATTTCCCAAGGACGAGGTTTCAATTTTTCTTGCATAAAATCCGGCAAAGGTACATGTAACTGCTGTATCATATCCTGCCCCATAACAAACTTTGCAAAATTGGTTGCATCATGTGGAGTGTTAGAATAATATACCGGATAAATTCGTGTTCCATATTTATAGACGCCACAATTTACGCACTTGTCCAATTTTCCACAATGCGAACTGTCCGCATCACTAAGGTCATACATAAGACAAAAACCCTTGTGCATATCGGCATATTTTAGCCACAGAGTTTCATTAAACCCGTTTTCAGAAAAGCAGATGGACAGAATCTCGTCTTGTATTTTTGAGCGCAAAGTTAGTACATAAGATAAAAATTGTTTTGTTATTCCATTTGCAAATAACTGCTTTAATCCTTCGACATTTGTTACTTGTTGAATAAACTCTTGCGGAACGCCAGACTGATTTTGAAAAGTTTCTTTCATCCCGTTTGCCAACGCTGCTAATGCTTCAGGGGAACTATAGTTGCTATTAAATTCCTGACGGATCTTATCCACATCAATATGTAAAAAGGTGTCGAACGGATCATCATAACTGCTGGCTTTAGAGAAGAATAGTTTATTAGAACGTAAAGCATCAAGATTATTGTTATTCACCGCACGATACTTATACAAAAATCTTGGATAGCGAATTTTCGCCATCAGTTGATTAACTTCATTTGGTATGTCTTCGCCTGTAAATGAACACAGCGTTTCCCAATAATCCTGCATTTCATCGTGGCTCATAGCTGTTTTTCGTTCTTCTACTTCCAAAGAAACACCCTCTTTCTAAAATTGACTTCGTTTGAGTTATTCGTTTTCGGCAGGTAAAGTATTTGAAATTTCATTCAGATCGAATCCTTGTCCCTCTAAAAATTCGACTTCATATCCTACTTGAATCCTTACCTGTTCTTGCTCCTCAGTGGATAACTCTGAAAGAAGATTTGACAGTTGCTGTACGTAGTCACAGTCTTCGCCTATATATTCTTGAAAATTATCCTGCTTGCACTTTTCCTGAAAATAGATCATGGCAAATAGGTATGCAATTTTTTTGTTAAGCGGCAAGGCGGGAATATCAAGCGTTAAAAAGGCGCAAATATCTCGGTATGAATATTTTTTGTCGGCAAGTTCACGCTGTATAAAATCTCCCATAGAAGTTGTTTGGAAGGCAGGGCTGTTAATATAACGCATAATTGAACTTTTAAAAGTGGACTGAATATTCTCGGCGTTTGCTGATGCTATTTTTTCAATATTCTTCAAGACATCATCAAAATACTTTCCAACGGCCTCTTGGTCATATTGAATGAATCCACTATTATGCGCACAACGATCTCTTTTATCGACGAATTCCTTTACTTCGCTTCGCTTATTTGCGTGCCAAGAAAAGACGCCTAAATAACCGTCAATGAATGTTTGCTCAGGAATAATGGAAGAATCAAAAACATTTTCCACCGATTCAAATTGTCCATTAGCTCTGCACAGTCTTTCAACTCGCTCATGGCTGTAAGTTTTTAAAGTCCAAAACTCCTTATACAAAAACGCCATAAAAAGCATGTGAAACGCCATGAGGGAGAACTGAAACTTTTCATTCGTATAGTTTTCACAGCAAGCACGGACCAAATAAGTTTTGTACTCGTTATTTTCTGTATCCCCAAAATCTATCGGTAAATAATACAGAAGTTTTTGGATATATTCTTCCATATCACTCACCCCAGACTTCCGAAATTTTGTCACTAATCTTTTTCTCGAAAATTTCAATCAGGTGCTTATTTTGCTCTACAATAGCGATTTCTTCTTCCGTCTGATTGACGATCTTTCTCTGCTCATCCAAAGGAGGAAGGGACACAGGAAAATTGCGAACAAAATCCTTTGTCAGCCTTCGTAGACCTCCAGTGCCGGTCATTTGGGGGGTGCCCTCGGTAATAAACCGATTGCTGTTAATGATGTAGTAAATGTATTCCGGAAGAACTTTTTCAGGAGTTGCTCGAAGAACAAAGAACTCACTGGAACCAAATCCAATGCCATTTTCCAATTTTTTTGCTAATCCAGACTTCCCGTTTTCAAAACAGGGCGTCACTTTAGCCAGCAATACATCATCATCCCTGAAATATGTATATCCGGTATAAACTTCTTTCAAGGGCTTCTGTTCCTGAACCGAGAAATACATATCTGTTTCGCTTACCATAGCCATGGGAACAAACGAAACATTCCCCTCAAAATCTTTGACTTCCGATTTTCTGGGATTCAGTTCACAGATATCTCCCAGTCGTACCGTTTCCCAATGAGAGTTATTTTGAATAGTCGGTTTGTAGTTTTCTACAACTTGCCGGGCACCATCAATGATTTTCTGGTAACCATCTAGCTCCGCAACAATCTCTTTTTGAATTTCCAACGGAGGAAGGGGAATGCTGCAACCTCGAACCAAATTACTATTCAGATTCTTTACTACTCCACCTGTGGCTAGGCGATTATATTGGGCTATCATGGGGTTAGATCCTAGTATATAGCATAGATATTTTTGATCAACCATCTGGGTATTGCATCTAAGTATCAGCCATCCGTCATGAACGCATCCATCAATCCCTAATATATATGGTTTTCCAAAGCTCATAGAGTTTGAAAGAATCAAATCTCCTTTATGGACATATCTGGATTTAGACGCTCCTTCAGTTGTTATCTTTTCCTTTGCCTCTGTAATATAAAAAGAATTATCCGAACCATCCCCAATTTTTATCCAATTAATTCCCGTTTCATCTTCCGTAATATATGCATTAATAGGACGAGGAGAAGCTCCACGTTCTATTTCACATACATCACCAATTTTGGCCATATTCCAAGCACTATTTGTATGAATGGAAGAAGCATATCGTTCTCCAACTAAAATGTAGTTTTGTTCTGCAATCTGTTCTTTTGTAGCAATGGTAACGAGCGAATGGTGGATAATCTCATCATCTGTTATTTGCGGGTCGAGATCTGCATGGTATTTTTTTACAATACGAACAATCTCCGGGATTTCGCTTCCCTTTTTGGGTTGACGCTGTGCTCCCAGATCGAA